ATCAAATGGACGATGATGTTCTACCTGCACCTATCATTGAGGATGGTCTAGAACATGATTTCGAACTTATGGGTGGTGATTTATGGGAACGAGCAGACAGTGGGGAAACATACGGCTCGTTTATGAGGAACAGACTAGAAAGGTTATAAAACCAGCCTTTCATAAATACTCTTATGGTATTTTGCCAAAAGAACATAATAATTCAAGGAGAATAAAATGGCATTTCAAATCTCTCCAGGCGTAAATGTAGCTGAGGTCGATGCAACAACCGTTGTACCCGCAGTTCAACAAACCGCTGGTGCATTTGCTGGAACATTTCAATGGGGTCCAGCAGACAAAGTAAAACAAGTAGACAGTGAAATAACACTCGTTAGTACATATGGTAAACCAAATGCTGATTCAGCAGTATCTTTCTTTACTGTGGCAAATTTTTTGTCTTATGGCAATAATTTAAATTTGGTTCGTTCAGTTGGTGCATTAGCAAACAATGCAACCGATGGCAGTACATTAAATGTACAAATTAAAAATGAAGATGATTATGAAGCTTCATATCTTTTAACTAATAACGGTAATGATTATGGTCCGTTTGCGGCCAGATATCCTGGTGTTTTAGGAAACTCAATCTCTATTGCTGTTTGTGCGAACACAGCGACATATAGCACATGGACATACAAGAACTATTTCACATCGGCACCAGGAACATCAGATTTTGCTGATTCTGTTAATGGTGTAAATGATGAGATGCACATCGTTGTTATTGACCAAGATGGTTTGTTTACCGGTTCTGCTGGTTCAGTCTTAGAAACATATGGTTTTGTATCTGCGGCATATGATGCAGTTATTAATGGTCTAACTAACTATTATAAACAAGTTATTTTTAATAACTCAAAATATGTTTATGCAATGGATCCAGTTAACTATGCAACAACAAGTGCCACATGGGGCCAATCCGCAGCAGGTAGAACTTTTGCAAATCCAGCAACAAATCAGGTAATTAATTTAAGCACAGGTTCAACCGTGGCACCTACAGATGGTAACATTAGTTCTTCTTATGATTTGTTTTCAAATAAAGAAAATATTGATGTGTCATTAATTTTAACTGGTGGACATTCAGTTACAGTTCAACAATATGTTATCGACAACATTGCTGTTGGTCGTGGAGATTGTGTTGCTTTTATTTCACCACGTTACGTTGACGTTGTTAATAAATCAGGAAGCGAAACAACCAACATTCAAAGTTGGTTAACAACACTATCAAGAAGTTCTTCTTATGTTATGGCCGATTCTGGTTGGAAATATCAATTTGACAAATACAATAACACATATCGTTGGATACCATTAAACGCCGACATTGCTGGTCTATGTGTATACACAGATAACATTCGTGATCCATGGTTCTCACCAGCAGGTTACAATCGTGGTGCAATTAAAAACTGTATCAAATTGGCATGGAATCCAAACAAATCATTCCGAGACACACTATATGCAGCAGGCGTTAATCCAGTTGTATCATTCCCAGGTCAAGGAACAGTATTGTTTGGTGATAAAACTTTGTTGGCCAAGCCTTCTGCATTCGATAGAATCAACGTTCGCCGTTTGTTTATTACACTTGAAAAGGCAATTGCACAAGCTGCCAAATATTCAATGTTTGAATTGAACGATGAATTCACAAGAGCACAATTTATTGCTCTAGTTTCACCATTCTTGCGTGACATTCAAGGTCGCCGTGGTTTGACAGATTTTAGAGTTGTTTGCGATTCAACAAATAATACACAACAAGTTATTGATAGTAACCAATTCGTTGGAGATATCTACCTTAAACCTGCACGTTCAATCAACTACATTCAGTTGAATTTTGTCGCTGTTGGTACTGGTGTTGATTTCGTAACAATCGTTGGCGCAGCTTAATAAATAAACGATAGGAGAAAACAATGTCATTTAATGTAGCAGAATTCAGAGCAAATATGATTGGTGACGGTGCCCGTCCAAATCTATTCTCTGTCTCTTTAATATTCCCATCAAGCGTAACAAACGCAACAGTTGCTGGCCAAAAAATAACTTTTATGGCCAAAACAGCTCAACTACCAGGTTCGTCAATCGGTACTGTACCAGTATTTTACTTCGGGCGTGAAATGAAGTTTGCTGGTAACAGAACGTTTACAGACTGGACATTAACAATTATTAATGATGAAGATTTTGTCATCAGAAATTCTTTAGAGAATTGGATGAACGCAATCAATAGTCATTCAGGTAATCTAAGAAGTGCATCAGCAAGAAATTCTAACGGATATGCTGTTGATGCAAGTGTTATTCAATATGGAAAAACAGGCAACGAATTAAAGAGATATAAATTTGTTGGCACATTTCCATTAGACTTAGCACCAATCGACCTAGATTGGAGTTCAAATGATGCAATTGAGGAATTCACTTGTACATTTGCATATCAATTCTGGGAAACAGACACAACAACTTGATATATGCGGGAGACCCTATTGGGTCTCCTATGTTTTTTTGATTTTATAATTACACACAAACCATGGCAAACAACAACAAATTTTCACTATTTGGCTTTACAATCTCTCGTCAAAAGGATGAGGAAGAAGGCCTTGGCCAGCAGTCATTTGCGCCTCCAACGCAAGATGATGGGGCATTAACTATTACATCTGCCGCATACTACGGCACTTATGTCGACCTTGACGGTACCGCAAAGAATGAGGTAGAACTTATTTCTCGTTATCGTGAAATGGCAATGCAACCTGAAATTGAATCTGCGATAGATGATATAGTTAATGAAGCCATTGTACAAGACGATGATGGTAAAATAACACAAATCGTTTTAGATGATTTGAAAGTTAACGATAAGATTAAGAAAGCCATCAAAGAAGAATTCAATAACATCTTACGTTTATTGAGTTATAAGAATATGGCTCAAGATATTTTCCGCCGTTATTATGTGGATGGTAGAATGTACTATCACATGATTATTGACCGTGAGAAGCCACAAGAAGGTATTAAAGAACTTCGTTACATCGACCCACGTAGATTACGTAAGGTCCGTGAAATGAAGAAACAAAAAGACGAAAGAACTGGTGCAGACCTTATGCAGCCAGTAAATGAATACTACATCTACAACGACAAGGTTGTTAGTGGTAGTGCATCCAATTTTGGTCCTGTTGGTGTTCGCATCACAACAGACTCTATCATTTCGGTGGTGTCTGGCCTTATGGACTCTCGCCGTGCGGTTGTTCTGAGTTATCTACATAAAGCAATTAAGCCTCTCAATCAATTACGTATGATAGAGGATGCAACAGTCATCTACCGTATCTCAAGAGCACCAGAACGTAGAATCTTTTACATTGACGTTGGTAACTTACCAAAGTTAAAAGCAGAACAATACCTGCGTGACATTATGGTCAAGTATAAAAACAAACTTGTCTATGATGCCAATACAGGTGAAGTTCGTGATGACCGTAAATTCATGTCTATGATGGAAGACTTTTGGTTACCACGTAGAGAAGGTGGCAAAGGCACAGAGATTACCACACTACCAGGTGGACAGAACCTAGGTGAGCTGGAAGACGTTAAATACTTTCAGAAGAAACTATATGGTGCCTTGTGCGTTCCAGTCTCCAGGTTAGAACCTAATCAAGGGTTCTCACTTGGCCGTTCATCAGAAATTACCCGTGATGAATTAAAGTTTTCCAAGTTTGTTGATAGACTACGTAACAAATTCTCAGAAGTGTTTAATCAGGCATTGCGTGTGCAGTGTGTATTAAAAGGTATCTGTACAGACGAAGAATGGAATCTATTTAAAGAAGATATACATTATGATTACATCAAAGATAATAACTTCTCAGAATTAAAAGAAGCTGAATTGATGACTCAAAGATTGACTCTACTTCAATCAGTTGATCCATATACAGGTCGTTATTTCTCACAAAATTGGATTCAACAAAATGTGTTGCGTTTGACTGATGATGAAATTACTCTGATGCAAAAAGAAATAGATAAAGAAAAAGAAGATGGACTTGGATTGCCAGTGGCTGTAACAAATGATATTGCTTCACAACAAATGGCAGCACAAGTTCAGACCGACCAAATGGTACAACAATCAGAATTGATGCCTGATCCTGCACCGGCCGGTGGTTCTAGTGGTGGTAGTTCTGGTGGTGGTTCTTCAAAATCAGCACCAGCAAAAAGTAAATCGAAAGGTTCCAGTGGTTCAAAATCAGTTAAAGGTGACCTCAGCTTAGAAGAAGTTGAAACAACATTTACCAGATTGAAACGCATTTTATAATTAGGAGATAACATGGAAACATCAAGACAAATCGTAGATTACGCAGAGACAGACAACGCAATTGAAATGCGTAACGCATTATACTCTGCACTACATGATAGAGTTAGAGCTCATATTGAGACACATAAAGTTGAAGTTGCAAAACAACTAATGAATCCAGAAGATACAGAAGGTGCAACTGCTGAAGATGAAGTTCTCTATGCAGCTGAACCAAGTGAAACTTAATTTTGACGCATTGGTATAAATATTATTCAAACAATAACAGGAATTACAAATGGCAAATTCATTTACATATCAAGTAATAAAAGATACGACAGAACATGCGGTTATTAAATTAACCGGATCGTTTGATGGTTCAAGTGGCCAAGAAGCAAATGCTGTGCGTATTCAAGCGAACACACTATATGGTGCAATGGATACATCTAAAGGCAATTTACTTACCAGTGCCGCTAATACTGGTGCATTAGGTTTTTATGGGTTATCTTTATATCGTTTATGGTATGATTGTGCTGCAGGCGGTGATGTAACACTATCTTGGAATGCATCAACAGCAATGCCTTTATTTGTTATGAACGGTAACGGAGAATATGATTCTGCTGGTAACTGGGTAACAATACCAAATAATGCAAAAGGAACTTCAGGTTGCAAAGGTGATATTGGTGTGACTACCAGAGGCATGGCCGTAAATGATAGTTATACAATGATTTTAGAATTGCGTAAAGACAATGAACACTATCAACGTGGTCAATTGAGTGATCCAGCCGCATTTAATTATGGTTCATATGGTTTAAGACCTTAATCAGAAAGACTACAATGAAACTCATTAGAGAACTTAGCGAATCAGTACAGTACTTAACGGAAGAAAAAGACGGAAAGAAAACTCTTTTTATTGAAGGTCCGTTTTTAGTTGCAGAAGCAGTTAACAAAAACAAACGCATGTATAAAGAACAAACCATGCGTAATGAAGTTAACCGTTACAGCGAAGAATATATTAATAAAAATCGTGCCTTTGGTGAACTGGGACATCCAGACACCCCTTCCATTAATCTTGACCGTGTGTCTCACTTAATTGTTGGTCTACGCCAAGAGGGAAATGCTTGGATAGGCAAAGCAAAAATTCTTGAAACCCCTATGGGTAACATTGCAAGAAATCTTATTGAAGGCGGCGCACAACTAGGTGTGTCATCAAGAGGTATGGGTTCTCTTAAAATGGAAAACGGCATCAATGTCGTTCAAGGAGACTTTCATCTGGCCACAGCGGCAGATATTGTAGCAGATCCTTCTGCGCCAGGTGCTTTTGTACAAGGCATTATGGAAGGTAAGGAATGGATGTTGGTTAACGGTATATGGACCGAACAACAACATGATGTTGCAAAGCAAGAAATTAAGCAAGCATCTAGCAAAGAGATTGAAGCCGTAAGCTTAAAAATCTTTGAAAACTTCCTTAAAAAACTTTAAATATAAATATCCAATATAAATCAAGGAGATTCTCAAAATGGGAAAATTTAATCTGACAGACGCCGCTAAATCAATTCTTACAGAAGGCGCAAAAGAAAACTTTGAAGCTTCTGTAGCTCGTGGCCATAAAGAAGGTTCATCTAAACTACCTACATCTGTTGCTTATGGCACAAAAGACGTTGGTGAAGTTGCTGGTGAAATCAAGAAACAAGATGACGAAACTGGTGACTATACCAAAGGTGTTCCAACAGCTACACCTCCTGGCGCAACACCACCACAGGGTTCAATGCCTGCACAGAAGTTGTCTGGTCCTGCCGACTCACAAGGGTCTGAGCACAAAGCCGTTCAAGCTGCAGCAACAGACTACAATGCAATTCGTGACCGTATCAAGGCCAAACTTGCACCACAAATGATGCAATCAAATCCAGGTGCCACATTCCAATCTTATGCCAACGAAGAAGCTGAACAAGATGATGGTGTTGTTGCAGAAGCACATGAAGATGCAGCCGAAGATAAAAAAATGATTAAAGCTATGATGAAGAAACAAAAAATGAAAGAACAAATGGACCATGACGTAGGTGCATTACTTTCAGGTGAAAATCTTTCCGAAGAATTCAAATCAAGAGCTACCACAATTTTTGAAGCAGCCGTTGTTGTTCGTTCACAATCCATTATGGAAGAAGTTGAAGAAGCATTGTACGAAGAATTTGAAGTGGCTGTTGAAACAGTCAAAGAAGATTTGGCACAAAAGTTGGATGATTACATCAACTACATGGCTGAAGAATGGTTCAAAGAAAACCAATTAGCAATCGAAAAAGGTCTACGTTCTGAAATCGTTGAAGATTTCATTCGTGGTCTAAAAGGTCTATTCGAAGAACACTACATTGACATTCCAGATGAAAAAGTGGATGTTGTAGAAGAATTGACTACTAAGGTTGAAGATTTGGAACACACTATCAACGAAGAAATTTCACGTAATGTTGAAATGAGTAAACAAATTAACGAATTTAAAAAGACAGAGGCTATACATGCAGTATGTGAAGGCCTGACGCAGACACAAGTAGAAAAACTAAAAGCACTCGCAGAGACTGTTGAGTTTACTACTGAAGAAGAATTTGGTCAAAAACTAGAAACATTGGTAGATTCATACTTCCAATCATCAGTTAAAGCACCAGTTAGTTCTGCTCTACATGAAGCTGTAGAAGTTGAGGATGAAAAGAAGCCATCGGCTGCTATTGATCCTGCAATCGCTCAGTACGCACAAATCATCTCTAAATCATTGGTTAAATAAATAAACTTTACCAATAAAAAGATACTTACAAGGAGAATACTAAATGTATCTAACAGAAGAATTACAAAAGAAATGGGCTCCAGTCCTAGAACACGAAGGCCTAGAAGCTATTAAAGACCCATACAAGAAAGCTGTTACAGCACTTGTTTTGGAAAACCAACAACGTGAAATGGCCGCAGCAGCAGGACAGTTGAATGAAACTGCCGTATCTTCTGCACCAACAAACGTTACAGGTG